TTAACAACATTTAAAAACTTGTATGAAACTGATGATAGATTTAGAAACAGATATTACGATATAATTAACGCTATAAAGAAAGATTATGAGTCATCAACTATGGACTACCTTGATAAAGCACAGGATCAGCCCCAATCAAATTTATTTTTTGGATTGTTGCAGGGAGAAGATCCAACCTTCGAGTGATTTAATAAATCAATCTGCTGAAAAAAGCATTTGTGAAATGAAAGGATTAATTACAGACAAAGGAGTGCTCACTTATAAAGCACTCACTATATTGGAAGAATTTGAAACATTTTTAATTAAAACTAAGAAGGTTGTTACTACTAGTGTACTTGGGGGAGATCACGAAGATATGATTAATAAGTATAGAGAGTATTTTCCTAAAAGATTAGCAACTGGTCCTGGTAGACAATCAGTTAGAGAACTTAAACAAAAATTTGTATGGTTTTTTAAGAATCACCCTGAATATTCATGGGATGATGTATTAGAAGCAGCAAACTATTATAAATATGAATGTGGTCAAAGAAACAATGAGTTTATGGCTAATAGTTCAAACTTTATTAAAAAAGATACAATGAGCAAAGAAAGTGTATCTAAACTTGCTGACTATTGTCAACTTGTTATAGATATGATTGAAGAACAAAAAAATAAAGAAAATGACGACAATTGAAAAAACAATACATCACTTAGCACTATCACTTTTATTTACTTTAATTAACTGGTTTATAATAGATTTTTTCATTATAAAAATACCATTTTTCAAGTATTTTATTATCGAAATTATTTTGGTTTTATCACTAAAATTTTATAAATTTACACTCACAAAACTTAAAATAATACCATGAGTAAAGCACCTCAAGAAAGACCTTTTGGATTTAAATTCCATTGGGAGGTTATGCAGGCAGGTATAAAAAATGTAGATGACAGAAGACATGGTAGAATTAAATCATTTCGTACTCCATGGCAATCAATTAATGATGCTGTAAGTAATGGATTTGAATGGGGATCTCTTATAACTATTGGTGCTCGCCCTGGTTCAGGAAAGACAATGTTTGTAAGCAATCTTCTTAGAGAATCTAAAAACTTAAATCCTGACCAACAATTTAATATTTTAGAGTTTCAATTAGAGATGGGTAATGAACAGTATGCAACAAGAGAATTTGTAGCACAAACAGGATTGGATTATAATAAAGTATTATCTACCAAACAACAGTTAAATGATTATGAATTTCAAATGATTCAACAGTATGGTGAAGATTGTAAATACTTACATGAACAAGGAATATATCGTGGTCAAATTAACCAAGCTATTACAGCAAAAGAACTTGAAAAAGCTGTACACTTTTGGTATAACAAACTAGGTGGTAAACCTATGGTAGTTACAATAGATCATAGTTGGTTGATTAAAAAAGATACAAATGAGAGAGAAAAGCTTCAAACATTATATAATACAGTGGATACACTAGTTCAACTAAAAAATGAGCTTCCTTTGATTATACTAATGATTACACAGCTTAATAGAAATGTAGAAGAACCTATAAGAAAGACACCTGGAAGTATACAAAACTATCCTACCAGTTCAGATATATTTGGTGGTGATGCTCTTATGCAAGGTAGTGACATTGTAATGGCTATGTCTAGACCTTTTACTCTTGATATTACATCATATGGTCCTAAGAACTTTGCTGTTACAGAAGATGGTGTATTTATACACATGCTTAAAGTGAGGAATGGTTCTAACAATGTAAAAATGTTATTTATGAAAGGGCTATTTGAAAAACAAACAATGATTGAAGTTGGGTCTCCTGGGTATAATATCGTACCTGATAACTCTTTTCAATTTAGACACAAGAAAACAAAGCCACAAGCTGATATTGGCGATGAACTTTAAAATTTAAATTATGAGCATATTAGATGGAATGGATGATGATGAAAAGAAAGCATATAGACAGCTCAAACTAAAAGAAATACAAGACTACAATCAAGATTTAATTAATGATCTTGGTATTGCTAAAAGCGATTTCAATATGAAAAAAGCTTTTACTAGAAATGGTACTGTAGTAGTTGGAATGTTTGAGAATGAATTTAAAAAATCAAAAGGTTATTACTTTGAGTTAATCAATAGTGATATAGAACCTGATGATCCTGCTCGCACTGTATATATATTCTCACCAACACAATTCTATATGGATGAGTATGAAATGGATGAGTATGGTAAATTTTTAGTTCCTGTAGATCAACTTAGAATTGTTAATAGACATTCTGCTGCAATAAGCAAAGGATCAGCAGCAACAAGTAGTGATAGAGTTTTAAAAAACCAAGTGTTTGAAACAACAACAATCAAACCACCTCTGCCTGTTAATCCACCTTTAAAAGTGGATGATGCTCCTTATAGTGAAATGACTATTAGGGATTATATAGCAATTCATACAGGTAAACCTGTTAGTACAAAAAGTTGGTTAAACGAACTTATAAAAATCAAATAGACATATGGGACAAGGTATCTTAGTCATCGCAGAATCAGGATCTGGTAAGTCAACCAGTATAGAAAAACTAGATCCAAAAGAAACATTTATTATTAATGTTGCAAACAAGCCTCTACCTTTTAAAGGATGGAGAAAGAAGTACACATTATGGAGTAAGGACAATCCTTCAGGTAATATGTATGACAAAGCAGGAGCTCAAAACATTGAAGCTGCTATCAAGTATGTAAATGAAAAACGTCCTGAAATCAAAAACATTATTGTTGATGATTTTCAGTACATGAGTAGTTTCGAATATTTTGATAGAGCTGATGAAAAAGGTTATGAAAAATTCACTCAGATTGGTGGACACTTAGCTAGAATAGCTAGAATGCCTATTTCTCTTAGAGATGATTTATTTGTATTCTTTCTCACTCATGCTGAAGAAGGCACTGATGTTGAAGGCAAACGTAAATTTAAAGCCAAAACTATTGGTAAAATGGTTGATGAAAAACTTACATTAGAAGGTTTATTCTCTATTGTACTATTTGGCAAAGTAAAGAAAAATAAAGAAGGTGAGATTAGATATGTATTTGAAACATCTAACAATGGTGAAAATACTTGTAAATCTCCTAAAGGAATGTTTAACTCTTTTGAAATTGAAAACGATTTAGCTTTAGTAAAGGCAGCAATCGTTGATTTTGAAAATTAAGTATTATTAACAATTTAAATTAAAAAACATGTTCAACACAAAAGGACAAGAAGTAAAAGCAGGAGGAGCTTCAAAATCTCTCCAACCAGGTGTGGTTAAAGCACATATCGTTAGTGGTCAAGTGAGAACTTCTAACAAAGGTGATAAAAAAGCTTTAGAGCTTACATTAGAAGGACCAGCTATTGCTGGTTTTGAAGGATGGGCTATTGATAAAGATAATCCAGAAGGACCTAAATATAAAGGTCAGTCTTCTAGAGTTATGGCTACTATTTGGACTGATCAATTCAATGCTAATGATGTTAATAAAAATGACATCTTAAACAAATTATTTGTTATTGGTAAAGAACTTGGTATTAGAAGTAGTCTTGATAGCATTTCTACAATGCATGAGATTACATCTATTGAAGATTGGGTAAAACATGCTCTTGATCTTATTGTTGGTAATGATTTATTTTTCTTTTTAAAAGGTACTGAAGAAGAATATAATGGTAAAACAATTGTTAAATTGTCTTTTCCTAAATATAAATTTTGTTCTGCCAATGAAGATAAATTAGAAAAATTTGACAAGAATAACCAATATCATTATAAAGCTCTTCAAAACAAAGCTGTAGCTGGTTTTGAAGCTAATGATGATTTTAGTATGTAATTTGTTTTTCTTTTCATAGTTGTCTGACATAAGGGGAGTGTTTTTACATTCCCCTTTTTATTTTAAATTTGCATTTATGTTTAAAACAAAAAATTTAGTACATGATGTAAAAGATGTCCCTATACCATGGATATTTCAACATTTTTGTAAACTTAAAGAAAAACTTAATGGGCAAGATGTAAAGATTAAATCTTTATTTAATCCTAATGAACGTACACCCAGTATGTGTATTTATACAGATAAGAATAACATCTATAGGTATAAAGATTTTTCTACAGGAAAAGGTGGTAGTGCTATAGATTTAGTAAAAGATTTAAATCAATTACCATTTCATAA